CACGGTCTGCGCAATCTGTTCCAGCGATACGCCGCGCGCCCCGGCGATGAGCGCCAGCGTGGGTGCAGCGTCAGCCCCTGCACCGTCGGCGACGGCCCGCGCCTCGGCTGCCTGCGCCGCCCAGCTGTTGATTTCCGCCTCGGTATAGGCGGAGCGCGTCGGCCGCGAGAGGCCGCCGATCATGGAGATCGCTTCGCGCAGCGCATGCGCTCGCGTCCGGTCAAGCAATTCGGCGCGCAAGGCCGGCAGGCGGGCCAGTGCCGCCTTGCCCGCAGCCGCATCGTCGCTGGCGATGACCAGATGATGCACGTCATCGCGCATCGTCAGATAGGGCTCGCGGCTCCATGTCACCGCGTCGATGAGGGCGGTGGCGTCCTCCAGCCGGTCCAGCGCGAGCGAGGCAAGGCCCTCTGCCAGCCATGATGTGTCTGGTTTGGTCACGGCGATGTCCTTCCTCATTTGCCGATGTAAGTGATCGCGATCCGGCCCGAGACCGAAACCGGCAATGCGCTGCCATTGATCTGCCGCATCTGCGCCCGGAATGACTGCCCGGCCGCCCGGCGAAATTTGGCCGTCGCCGTGCCACCCGGTGCGCCGTTCGTCGTCTGGCCTGTATAATAGCCGACACTTGATCCGCCGCTCGCCGCGTCGAGGACCATGCAAAGCACCTCGACATTCGCGGACGCTGACACGCCCGAAAAATCGACCTGATAAATGCCGTCAAAGCCGGGCTGGACCGTGAAATTGCCGCCCGCCCGCGTGACGCCGGTGAGGCTGTCCTCGATCGGCGCATAGGCCGGCACATCGGAGGTGACGCCGCTGGCCAGTGGCTGGGAGAATGACCCGACGAAGGTGCGCGACGGAGTGTTGAACTGCGCGGCCCGCGCCTGGGCCGGCGTCAGGAATGCGGCAACATCGGCGGCGGCCAGCGCCTCCGCGTCGGTCGCCCGGCGCGCATGGCCGAAATCCGTGGTCGTCGCCTGCACCGCCGTCCACGTCAGCGCCGTGAGCTGGCGCAGCTCGCGATTGGGAGATGTGACCAGCGTCGAGCGGTCGATGACGCGCGCTCCGATGCGCAGTTGCTCGATGATCCACGCTTGTCCATCCCATGTCGCGAGCTTGCCGGCATGGCCCGCCCATGCGCCGGTCGGGGCGGGCGGCCCGGCCGCGATGAGGTAGCAGTCGAACAGCTGGGGGTTGGCAGGGGGCGTGGTGGTCGAGGCGTTGATCACCGTCCTGAAATCGATGCCCGCCCCGACGACGCCGGCGAGGCCGAGCGGGGTGACCGCCGACGCATCATCGGTCCTGGCCGCCACCTTGGCTTTGCTGGCCAGCAGCGTGACGCCGGCGACGGTGGCGCTCGCCATGGCTGAGACCCAGCCGCCCGCCTCGCGCCGCAGCCAGCGCGTTGCACTGTCAAGCGCCTGATCCTGCGCCACCACCAGATGGCCGACCGGGGGCAGGGCGCTGACCCAGACACTGCCGCTCCACTGAACGACGCGCCCCGTGAGGCCCGCCCATGCGCCAGTGGGCGCGGCAGGCACCACATAGCTTGCACCAAGAGCCGGATTGGCCGGCGGAACCGTCACGCCCGCGCTCTCGACCACCATGAAGCCGGAGCGAAGCTGCTGGAAAATCGACACGCTGGCTTCAGGCTGGATGTTGAGGATGATCTGCGCCGTCTCGCTCACGGGCACGATCATCTGCGTCGCCAGCGACATCAGCGCGCCCTGCGCGGTCGACCGCTTCTCGACCAGCGGGTGCTTGGCGATGGCGAGCATGTCGCCGGCCGCATCGAACAGGCCGATTTCGCGGATCTCGAAGGGGCCATCCGCCTCCGGGATCAGACATTCGAAGCGCCAGGCATTGGCGTTCGCGGGATCGCGGCCGGCGGCGATGATCGGATAGGCGACGCCTACGCGCCGCACGAGGTCGGTCATGCCCTCGACTGGCGTGATCGGCGCGCCATTGCCGTCGCCGACCCGCATCAGAGCCGGCGCAAGTGCCGTGCCTCCGATCGCGGCCGCCATCTTCTGCTGGCCGATCGTCGTCACTGTCGCCAGAAATTCGCTCATGTCACACCTGTGGGATGAACTTCAGCCGCGTCCGGACCGCCGCGCCGATGAAGACGGGCGGCAGGCCGGCGAGCTGGGTGATGGGGTCGATTTTGGGGCGGATTGTCAGCCGCGTGCGCAAGGCCGCGCCGACATAAACCGGCACCGTGGTCGCAACGCTGTAGCGCAGCCCGACATACTGGCTGTGTCGCTTCATGCCGGCGACCATGCGCTCGACGACGCGCTGCAGCCGCGTCGTGATCGCTTGCCCCTCGGCGGCGAACACCGCATCGTCGATGCGGACGATGACGACATGTGTGCCGGGCACCGCCTTGGGGCTCTCGTCGAGCCACTGCCGCCAAGAGAGCACCGAGACGCCGAGCATCGCGAGGCCGGCCCTCACGCCGTCGATGAAGCCCTTGCGCGCGTGCAGCTCATAACTGCCCTTGAGCAGCCGGCGGATCGCCGCCTCGCTCATGCCGGGCTCGACGAACTCCTCGATCGAGAATTCGCGGATGAGAAACGGCAGCACCGAGGCGTCCACATCGTCGATGCGCTCGAATAGCAGCCTGGCGAATTCCGGCTCGGCGAGCCCGGCCGCCAGCACCTCCCCGAAGGCCCGGCCGCGCAGATCGGATATCGACGGCGGAACGAGCGCCGCGCGGCTAACGGGGGTCATCATGCCAGCACCGTCACGTTCGGGGCGGCGAGCGTCGCCACGAGATATTCGTTCTGCGCCAGCTGCTGGAAAGCGATGCCGGAAAGCTCGGCATCCACCACGCCGGGCAGCGCCTTCACGGCGGCCTCGACGTCAGACGGGGCGATGGTGCCCCCAAGCCCCTGACGCCAGCGGAGCAACACGGCGTTGGCGGCCGCAGCGGCGTCCTGCGCGATAGTGGGGGCCGCGCCTCTCACCCTGAGGGCAAGCGCGGCGTTGCCGAGCACCGCGACCGGCGGCAACACGAAGACGTCGTCGCCGAAGCGGATGTCGCGCGCCGTCGCGGTGTTGAAGGTGGCGGCCACCTGATTGCGCAGATCGACGCCCGCCGCCCCGGCGGCGGTGAGCGGGAACAGCTGAATGACGCAGGGCGTCGGGCGCACCACCGCGACGTCGATGATGGCGGACGACACGCCCATCGCCGTCTCGCGATACCACGCCCAGGAGCCGCCCGTGCTGATGCGCTCGAAGGCGTTGGCGAGCCGCAGCCGGTAAAGCTCGGGATCCTCGGCATCCGCGCCGCCCGCGCTGTCGGTGATGTTCGCGGCCGTGACGCCGGGCACCGGGTCGAGCATCTGCGCGATCTGGCCGGCGAGGAGGCCGTTGCCGGAGAGGCCGGCGACCTGCGCCTCGGCCGTCACATCGACCTGCGTCGCTCCGGCGGCGATGACGGCGGGGGCGAGCGTGGCGAAGATGACGGCCCCGCCCGCGCTCACGCGAGACCGCGCCGGAATGAGCACGTTCTCGGGCCTCGCCGTCGGGATCGTGAAGCGGATGGTGCAGCGGGCCTTCGCGGCCGGCAGCGGCGGCGTCGAGCGGTTGGGGCCAAGCCGGTAAAGCCCGTCGATGTCCGAGAAGGCGACGAGGTGCTGCTGGGCGGCCTTCTGCGCCTCCTCGCCCAGCACCGACATGGCGTAGGCCAGCGTCTCGATGAGCAGCATCTCGACCTGCATGGGGTAGAGCGTGCGCCCCGTGGCCGCCTCGAACCACGCGACATATCGGCGCTTGAGCACCTCCGCATCGGTCGTGAACAACGCGGGCGGCGGCATGGCCGCCAACGCCTCGAGCGAATAGGGGCCGGGCAGATCAGACCGCATCGGCGCGCATCCCCGTCATTGGATGATCGCCTGGATGCGCTCGCCCGGCAGCGACACCACCGTCCGGCGGATCGTGCGGCTGACGTCCGCGCGCAGACGCCAGAACACCGGGAACCGCCAGTGGTCGAAATCCTCGCGGGTGATGGCCACGCGCTCGACGATGACGCGCGGCTCCCACGCCGTGATGGCGTCGAAAATCTCGCGCGTGATGTTGGGGATGGCGTAGTCGGGCCGACGGTCGATGTAGGGCATCAGCCGGGTGCATTTCTCCGGCTGGGTCGGCACGCTCCCTTTTTCGGTGAGCACGATGGTGTTGATCGCCTGCTCGACATCGGCGAGCCCATGCACGATTTCGCCAATCACCGCATCGGGCGGCGTCGCATTGCGCCCGAGCATCGGCTGCCAATGCAGGTAGGGGATGGCGCGGCGGTCCAGCATGGACGAGCCTTCGCGCGAAGGCGCCTCATCCGCACCGTGACGCGCTCACAGCCCGCGCCTCAGGCGCGCTTGCCGCGCACCGGGATGTCGTTGATCGTCGCGACGATGATGGGCTTGTTCACGATGATGCCGCCCGGCGTGATCAGCATGCGCGTGGGCAGGCCGCTCGAACCCTTGACCTCGATATAGCGCTTCGCGTCGTCGCCGATCAACTGCAGGCGGTTCACATGCGTGACCGGGTCATGCTCGGCGAGCGCGCCGTCCTCATAGGCGGTGTGATCATTCTCGGCCACGGTGTTGGGCGGGCGGTCCTCCTTGGAGTACGCCCCCTGCACCACGCAGCCATCTTCGCCATCCCAATCGACCATGCACCAGACCTGGCTGCCCACCTTGAAGGCGGCGGGCCGCTCGCGCTTGCCGCTGGTGCCGGCGCTCGGCCCGTCGAGCCAGAACGACACGACGCCATCCTCGTCGGCGAACTCGACGCGGTAGCGATTGCCGTCAGCGTCGCCTTCCCTGATGATGCCGCGCTTGACAGGAGAGTTTGCGCCCATGCTCAGGCCCTCTGGCTGGGGCTCGCGAAGCCGCGCGTGCCCACGGATTTGTTCGAGCCGTCTGCCTGCCCTGACGCGCCACCCGCCGCAGCCTCGCCCTCCTTGTCGACGGTCACGATCTCACAGTTGGTGGTGTAGCCGCCGCGCGTCATCTGGTGGCGGGATTGCCGGACGAGATATCGCCCCGCCCATGTGCCGAAATCGGCGTCGAGCCCGATCACCTGTCCGGCGAGGATGAGCGGGTTGCCCACCATCTCGATATTGCCGGTCTGCCGTTCCATGTTCGCCTTTTCGAGGCGCGATTTCGCCATCGCCCGCGCCTGTCCGTCATTCTCGATGCGGTCATCCAGCCGGAGCGTGTCGCCGTTCTTGACCGCCCTGTCCTCGACCTCGACGTCGATGGTCTTCTTGGCGTTTCCGTCGAAATAGGTGGCGCGAGCCTTGGAATAGGTCTTGTGGGCAGCCCGCTTGAGGTCCGCCTTGATGTAGTCGTCGCTCTCGGCGCGGAATGTCAGCACCGCCTCGCGCTCATGCAGCTCCTTGCGCTCGGCGAAATAGAGGCTGCTGTCGCGCACCGAAAAATACGCGCCATAGGCGTCCGCCAGCTCGGCGAGGAACTCCAGCGGGCGCTGGCGTCGCTGAGTGATGCGGTCGAAACGAATATCCGGGGGAGAGCCGGCAACCTCCAGCCCATGCTCGCCCGCGACCTTCTGGGCGACCTGCGACAGGCTCTGGTTTTCGAAGGCCTGCGTTTTGCGGGTCCGCAGCGCCTTGGTGACGGGGGCCGAGACGCAGCGGAATGTGAGCGTGTCGCCGCCCCGCCCGAGGCTCGCCGCCGGCTCGTCGATCTCGAAAGCGCCGCAATAGACCAGCGGTGCCGGCTCGTATCCGATCCAGAGCTGCACGCGGTCGCCATGCTCCGGGCACCATGGCCCGCGCCAGAGGCCGTCGCGGTCCTGCAGCGTCACCTCGATTTCATCCGCCTCGCCATGCACCTTGTCGGCGTAGGTGCAGGAGATGAGGTGGTTCCACACGTCGAGCGTGATGTTCACGCCCTTGTAAATCAGGGTGAAGTTCGGGCGCTCCAGCATCAGTCACAGCTCACGAAGCGCGAGCCGCCCACGCGCCAGACGCCGTCCTGCTCGACAGGGTCCGCGAAGTCCGTGCCATAGCCGAAGGGGTGCCAGCGCCCGAGATAGGCGTCGCGGGCGCGCTCGGCCTCTTGCCGGGTCTCTGCGGTGATGATGATGGAGACCATGCCGCCTCCACGCGCCTCGGTCACGGTCGCGCTCATGCCGCGCCCCTTTTCCAGGGCGGCAGCTGCGTCGCGGCGATGGGCTCGGGATCCAGCACGGGGATGCGCAGCGTGACGCCGGCCGGGAGAATGACGGGGATCGGCTGGGTGTCCGGATAGAGCGCGCGGTTGGCGCGGATGATCGGCCCGGTGCGGTTGGCGTCGCCATAATAGCGATAGGCCAGATGGTCCCAGCGCTCGTTCGGCCCGGTGACATGCTCAAGATGCCCGCTCATCGCCGGACCCCGACATTGCCGGAGGCGATGCTCGACAGCGCCGAGGCGGCGGCGCGCGCCACGCGCCCCATGAAGCCGAGGGTCGAGCCGCTCGCCTCCTTCAACTGAAGCGTCACCTGCATGCGCACGATGCGGCCCGTCGGCGTCGCGCGCAGGAACTTGGCGTCGAGCCCCTCGATCACCCAGCGCTTCCCGTCGAAGGCTCCGTCGCCACCGACATAGGGCATCGCCTCGCGGGCGGCATAGGCGCGGTCGAGCTTGCCGAGTTCGACGGCCGGCGCGCAGAACGTCTCATCGAACAAGAACTCCAGCGTGCGGGTGTCGAGGTCGTCGCCATGGTCCTGCAGGATCGGCTTGCCGCGCGAGACCTTGTGCTCGGCCAGCGCAGCATGGCGTGTGTTGCCGGCGCCTACCGGGCCGGTCCAGCTGGCCGCCACTCCCATGGTCGCCTCGCCCAGGATGATGTCGCCGAGATAGGCGAATGACACGGGCTTCCCTCCTCAATATGTGGCGCGGTCACGCCGCTTCAGCTCGGCCTGGATGATCTCGGCGATCTCATAGGAGTAGGCGCGCAGCTGCTCTTTGAAGTCCTCGCCCGCGCCGCCCTGGACGGTGACGTTGAACACTGGGTTGACCGTCAGATCGCCGCTGCCCGCACCGCCGCCGCTGACGCCCGAGCGCGCGGCGGGAGGAGCGACGCCGGCCGTGAACGCCCCCGCCGGATCAGGCAGCGTCGCCGCGAGGCCAGCCGCGAGGGCCTGCGCCGCCATGATGGCGCGGGGGCTCCCGCGCGTGATCGCGCCCGCCAGCGTCTCGGCGAAGCGCACCTTGTCGAGATCGGAGAGAGGGCCAACCTTGGCCGGCGAATGCGGCAGGTGGTCGCGCATCTTCTGGACGGTGTCGCGCACGGCGGCGACGGCCTCCGAAGCCCCGGCCCGAATGCCGGCCGCCAGCGTCTGCATCAGCCTGACGCCATGGCTCTGCCAGTTCTGCGCCGCCAGCACCGCATTGGCCTGTGCCACCGCCTCGCGAGCGGCGGGCGGGATGGCGTCGATGGCGGCCTTGGCGGCGGCGGCCTGCTCGGTCGTCGCCTTCACCGTGGCCGTGGAAGGACCGAACATGAAGTCGCCCGCCTTGGAGAGCGCGTCGGTGATGGGCGAGATGATCTTGCCGATGCGCTCACCTGCCCCCGACAGGAAATCGGAGATCTTGCCGAACGCGCCCTCGAAAGCCTTGCCGAGCTTGCCGCCCCAGTCGCCGACCCATTTGAGCGCGGGCTCAAGCGCGGCACTGAGGCCGCCGAGCACGTCGGGGAACTCCGGGAGCGAAGGCCATTCGAGCGAGGCGAACCACGCCTTCACGCGCTCCCATGCGCTGCTGAACGCCTCGGTCACGCCATCCCATGCAGCCTTGGCGGCGGTCTTAAGGCTCTCCCACGCCTTGGCCAGCATCGGCCCGATGGTCGACCAGTTGCGGTAGACGTAATAGGCCCCGGCTGCGACCGCCGCGATGCCGGCGATGACCCAGCCCAGCGGGGTCGTCAGCATGGCCGCCCCGAGCATCATCACCCCGCGCGCCGCCAGGGCGAGGGGCGCGAGCAGGAAGCGCAGCACCGCGCCGAACCGCGCCAACAATGCGCCTGCGATGGCGCTGACCCCGCCGGCCGCCGTGATGCCTGCCGCGATGCCGCCGAGCACGCCCTTGAGGAAGGCGAACGGGATGAGGAGCAGACGCCCCACGGTGACGAGCCTGCCCATGATGCCGATCAAGGTCAGCAGCCCGGACCCAAGCACCGCCCACACAAGCTTGAGCGCCGCCATGCCGACCAGCAGCAGGGCGACGGCGGTCGCGGCCTTGGCCATGCCGGCCGCCAGTTCCGGGTTCAGCTTCACCCATGCCTCGATCTGCCAGATGAGCTGCGTCATCTTCTCGATCTTGGCGTTGAACGAGGGCGCGATGGCGTTGCCAAGCGTCGTCCACAGTTCGGAGACGGCGACGTTGAAACCCTTCACCTGTTCGACACCGAGGCCCAGGCGTCGCGCGAAATCCAGATCGATCACGCCAGAGGCTGCAAGCGCATCATTCCTAATTTTAATGAACTCTTCGTACTTCTGGAGCAGTGCGGTCGCGCCCTGGCGGGAGTTCTTTTCCGTGAAGATTTCGCCGAGCTTGGTGGCATCACCACCCGTCGCTTTTTGGATAAGCTCATGGATGGTTTCTAGGAGCCGCCCCTGCTCCATGCCTTTCTGGAGTGCGGCGGCCGAGTCGATGCCGAGCTTCTCGAACGCCTTCCGGGTAGGGCCTGTGCCGGTCATCTTTTCGACGAGGTCTTCGAGGCCGATCACCGCCCCTTCTGCCGTGCCGATGCTGCCTCGCATGATCTGCAGCGCGGCCGAAATGTCTGCGACGGATTTGACCCCTGTCTGGCCAAGCCGGGCGAATACGGACCCGAGCCTCGGGAAGTATCTGGCCATGTCCTTCAGCTCGAACTGACCATCCTTTCCTGACTTCGCCATCACGTCGAGTGCCTTGCCGACCTCAGATGGCAGAACCTTCATCTCCTTGATGAGCGTGACGGCTGAACTTCCTAAGTCTGCGGTTGAAGCTTTCGTGGCGACGCTGGCGCGCGTGATAGTCGGCGTGATGTCGATAGCTGCCTGCAACGCCAGCCCACCAGCCGCAAGCTTGTCGACGCCCTCCATGATCTCAGTGCTGTCACGGTTCAGACCCTTCGCCATCGCACGGACGCTGGCACCCATCTCCACCGTTTTCTGCTTGGCAAGGTCGTACTTCAGCGCGACGTCAGTGAGAATATCCTCGAAGTTGTTCCACGCCGTGGCGGCTTTGGTGATGGGCGCGGCGACGGAGGCGGCGGTCGCGGCGGCGGCCGTGACGCCGATCAGCGCATCCTTTTGGCGATCGGCCGCGGCCTCTTGCGCCTTTGCGAATTTCTCGGATCCGGAAACGGCCTCGATGCCACGCGCGGCGTCGCGCACCTTGTTGATGACGCCGCTGGCCTTGTCGATCGCCTCGAGGATCAGTTCGACGCGCACCGCGCTCCCACTCCTTCATGCAGAATTGCGCAATTTCGCAAACTGACCGAAACGCCTGTCTCAAACCCTGCGCGCCGCCTCCGCCACCCGCTTGTTCCGCTCGGCCTGCGCCTCCGTCCAGAAGGCGAATTCGTCGCAGTCCATCTCCATCAGATCGGAATAGCCCCAGCCCTCGTTGACCATGGCGACGACGGCCTCGGCTGTGGGCAGGAGGCGGCGCGTCAGTTTCCCGCCTCGCCCTCGGCAGGCTCGTCGTCGCCAAGGATTTCGCCGGTCAGCTGCAGGAAATCCGCGCCGGGCACGCGCTCGAGGATCTCGCCCGCCGTCAGGCGCTCGCCATCAAAGGTCGCGATGCTCTGGGCGAGATAGACGACGAAGGCGCTGCTGTCCTTGCCAGCCGCCTTCTGGGCCGCGATGGCCTCGCGGGCCGAATACATGCGGTCATAGACGACCGTGACGCCCGAGCGCTTGAGCCGGAACGTGACGGGCTTTTTCATGGGCTTGTCGGTCTTCGCGGTCTCTGTCTTGGCGTCAGCCATCATCTTCATCCCTTGCGATGTCCCGGACGATCTCGAGCGTGGCGACGATGGTTCCCGTCGGCAGCCCCGCCGCGCGCGCTGCGGCGACGAGATCATTCAGGGCTGTTTCAAGCGCGCTCTGGTTCATGGTCAGTAGGCCGGCCAGACATCCTCGCCATTGACGCGATTGATGTTCTGGAACACGTCGATCTCCCGGATGAACTGCCCGGTCTCGGTGCTCTTGGTGACGAGGCGCGTCACCGAGCATTCATGCTCCAGCCCGATGGGGTCTTCGCCCATCTTGAACGCGCCGAGGCTCTGCTCGGTGAACAGCAGGTTCACCATGGTGATGATGCGGTAGCCTTCGGCCCGGATCACGCCGCCGGCGTCGAACACATCGACGAACTTCTCGAACTGCAATGGCATGGCGACGTTCGGCAGCGCTGTGCGCAGCCAGATCTCCGTCTCGAGCCAGGCGAA